ACAATAACACCATTTCCATAATCACGAACGCCACCCAAGACGACTTCGCCACGCCCCGCATAGCCTATCGTCTTCCACGAGTAGTCAGCATTCGCCAAGAACACCGCCCGTGCAAACCCACGCGGGGTAGCACTGCGAATGTTCTTCGTCCTCGCAGACTTGCCACCCGTCAAACCATGAACGGGCGAGAAGTTGCGTCCCTTCTTCGGATCAGCTCGGTCATACGTCAGCGTCTTATGCGCCACCGCATTCTGGCGCGGCATATTGAAACCGCCACCTGTCCAGAGACAAGTCTTCTTCCGATAACCGTCACGCGGGGGAATAACGTCAGGCCAACGCGGATGCACGTCGTCCTCCGGAAGATACCCGCCGTAGTCGCACGGATCAAACTTGTGATCCGGCTTGCGCCACAAACGCGGCAACGCACCAATGGGGTTCTCAATGTAGAACGGGCAACCCAACGCCTGACCAACAAGCATACACCGCTGAACATGGGCAGCGGCCTTGTCTTGAAATAACGGGTCGGCCTCCGCCTTCTTGGACCACCACCGCGCACCTGACGCAGCAAGATCTGTGCAAGGCGGGAAAGCGGACATGAAACACGCCCCCGTCCCGTGGCGACCGATGATCTCAAGAAGCGTGTCCGTATTGTAAAGGTCGGCGTGGACGTAGGTGATGTTGCCTTCCGTCCGCTCACCGTCATGCTGGATGTCGTAGGCGAAGCACTGATAACCAGCCTCGGCCCAAGGGCGCAAAGCCTCGCCCGTATAATCGTAAAGGGAAATAACGTGGTTTCTCATCTTTCTTCCTTTCTAGAAACGTGGTAGTTCGTAAAGGTAGCATGAAACATGGACCAAGGTCAAATGCTTCCCGTCACATATATACGGGCAAATTCAAAAAAGCGTTTTGAAAATAAAAATATGGGTGAAAAAAAGTGTAAAAGTGTGACGAGTACCTGGAAACAGTGGTTAAACCGTTGATCTGGTTGAAAAGTAGTCGTTACACTTCCCGTTACACTTCGTTACAGTTTAGACCTTCCCGTTACACTTTTCTAGCCAAAGAGCTGTTTGACCCTTGTTGGAAACGGGGTTAGTTTTGAGAAAGCCTGTATAGAGGAGTTACTTACATGAAACGTCGAATCGACTCAAAAGCTGAAGAGATCGAGGAAGCGCACGGACGCAAACTTACGAATCGACAAAAGACTTTTGCCCGACATTACGTGGATGGAACGCATTCAAATGCCGAGTGCGCCCGGCTGGCTGGGTACTCTGACAAGAACGGGATTGCGAAGATCCAGGCGCACAAACTTTTGAACACGAAAGATTTCCCGCACGTTGCGGAGTACGTTGTGGAACTCCGAGAAGAGCGCGAACGAAAGTATGGCGTCACCCTGATGGGGCAGTTGAAGCGATTGCGCGAACTTTCGGAAAACGCCGAAGAGGCCGGCCAGTTCTCTGCTGCCATCAACGCGGAGAAGACGCGTTCGGCGCTGGGCGGATTGACGACCGACAGACGCGAGACGAATCACTTCCACGCTATCGAAAACATGAGCCGCGACGAGATCGAATCCCGATTATCTGAACTTAGGCAGGCGCACCCAAGCGTGTTTGTAGATGCTGATTACGAGGTGATAAATGACACAGAAACCGGAGACGCTTCTATGGAACAATCTTCGAGCGAACTTCCCCAAAAGCTGGCACACCACACGGATTGAAAACCGCTTCGGCGGCGGGATACCCGACGTTCACATATGCGCGGAAGGCCTTCCTTTCTGGTTAGAACTTAAAGTGACCAAAACTAACCGCGTAAATGTATCAGCCCATCAAGTCGCTTGGAATTTCGCCTATTGCAAGTCGGGGGGCGTAAGTTTCTTCCTTGTTAAGGCCCTCGAACAGTCGAACCTATATTTGTTTGACGGGAGTCGGGGTCGGGAGCTAGCGGAACACGGGCTCAAGTCGGGTCGGGTCGGGGACCATGAACCGGGGTCGGTCGGGTCGGGGTCTGGGTCGGTCGGGTCGGGGTCTGGGTCGGTCGGGTCGGGGTCCATCATTTCCCAGGAGATCGGGTCGGGGCCAGGGACCATGGTGCCGTGCCTCTGGTCGGGGTCGGACCAGCTCGGGCTCCAAGAGTTTCTGATCGGATACACCCGGCGCCGGATTGGCCAGCCTGGTCCTCGAGACCATCGGCCTGGGCCAGGGGTATAGGAAACCCCGGCCAGATAAATCTGACCGGGGTTCGGCGGCCAGGTGCACCCAGCCACCGGCGGCGCCATCAAGTGTCAACAACCGGCGCCGTATTAAATGCTGACATATATTTAAGTAATTCATTCCCGCTACTAAGGCCTACGGTGTTCCAATGATCACCGTCGATAAATACCACAACGTGGTATTTATCCCCCTCATAATTTTCGGTAACTTCTAAACGAACGTTTTCATCATCGGACAAACGAAGATCGATATCAAAACATAATTCCCCCATTTTAATACCCCCGCACAACAAAACCGCTAGTGTCGGCTTTCGCTTTCTTGCCCTTCGGATCCAGCCCGACAATAACGGGTTGCGGATCCAAGTGTCGTAAGTCATGTTCCGTGCCATCGATCACGCGGTGACCCATGAACGTGGCTGGCTGGCCTGCGCCAAATACTACCGCGACGTTGAAACCAGCCGCGAGTACTTGTTCGGCTTCCGCCTTGTTAGTTTCGGATAGGCTAAACGTCAGGTGATAGTTGGCTGGCCGATTAGCGTCTAACACGCGGCGCACGCTTTTGGTGTAATCCACGAATTGTATTTCCGGAAACCGGATTGGCAAAGGCTGGCCGTTGTCCGTTGGGATCCGCTCGAAAGCAATGTCCGTGGATCCGTTGGGGCGAACCGCCAGCTTTTTGTTTTCGCGACCCGCTTTCCGAATCATGGCGCGAACGTGACCCGCCATCTCGGCCATGAACGCTTGGCGTTCGTCCATGAAATATTGAGACTTGGCAATTCGGCTTTCGCGAACGGCGTTCGTCCCGTTTTCGAGATCGGTAACCATTGCGGCTTGGCCGCTGTACATTCCGAGACACAAGGCCTTGCAACCCTCGCTTGCGTTCGGGCAAAGATTGCCAACGCCTGCGGTATCGTGCGGGGCCATGTAGTTGATTGCGTTTAGCCAACCGTACTTGTCGGCCTTGATCGCTTTCGCGCTATCAGTGGAAAAGAACTTGGTAAACTTAGGCATGATAAACCTCGTTGGTTGTTGACGGGGTCAATATACCATGATTTCCCAGGATGTGTCAACGGGTCGGGGTCGGGTTTATTTCGAGCGCCGGCCAGGTCGGGTCGGGTCGGGTCGGGTCGGGGTCGGTCGGGTCGGGCCAATAAAAAAGCCCAGGCGCGGGGCCTGGGCCAAGGTGTCGGGCGGGGGAATACCGGGCTCGAGCCCGGTCCGCCCGTCAGGGAGGTAAGGGGAGACGGTAGATCCGCCTCCCCCAGATGTCAATTGGCGCTCAGATTCTGGCACACTGCGCCCCAAAAATTAGCGGAGAGGAGCCGCTCCCGCAGCTCCTCCTCGTCGTAGTATTCAACGCAACTGCCGCAAACCCAATTGTCGCCGATCACTTCGTGCGGCTCATTGCGAACGTCGAAAACGCGACCGCAACAATCGCACGCCGTATTGTCGCCATAGTTTGGATCAAGGTTTCTCATGCTGTCACCGCCATCTGCGTCTCGCTCAATTCGATGGTGATGTCACTTCCGCGAAGCACATTGCGAACCATGTTGGGCGTAAGGCGAACGAACTCCGCGAAGTCGTCACCGCTCACCGCGTGGGTTTTGTCCCATAAGGTGTCTCGGTTTGTCTTCGTGGGTTTGTATCCCCGCGCATAGACCACGGTGTTGACATCGTTTGACATGATGAAGTTCTCCGCCGTTGGCGACATCAAATAGATGCCTTCATCCTTAACAAGCCAAAGGCCTTGATCCTCCGTCTCGTTTTGTGTGTACGGAATCCGACGCTTGTTCGCGTTGGAATGCTCTAGCATTTTGGCCAGCGTTCCGGCCTTGTCGTTTTTAAAAATAAGCTTGTGCATTTTCATGCTCCGTTGGTTGTTGACGTGATCCATTATATATGGGACATTCTGACTGTCAACAACCAATGGAGGACGATATGTCCACAAGAGCAATTTACACTTTTTACGATTCTGACGACTTCGCTAACACCTACCGTCTCAGGTCAGAAGTTCACGTTTACAAGCACCATGATGGATATCCCTATACCGGAGGCCTTCATAATGGAGAAACCTTTGAAGGCGGAGGCCTCGTCTGGATAAAAGACGCGAAGGGGTTTGCGTGGGATTTGCCACGGTTCGAGGCCGACGAATTCGCGGCCTCGTTTGTTAAAGCTAACAAGTCTGTCGGCGGAGGCGTTCGTTTAATTGGAGATCAGCAACCGTGGGAATACGCTTCTGATTGCGAGTACTGGTATAAGATTACGTCCGGAGGCGAAGACGTTCGCGTCACGGTTCTGTCCGTTGATTGGGGCCATACGTTTCCTATGGCCGCAGACGGTTTTCCGACAACCCACCGCATTGAGATGGAGGGTCCGCTTGATGATCTACTCGCAACGCAACGCGCTAAAAATAGGGAGGTAGCGTGATGCCCAACTGGACAAGCAACATCTTAAACGTCGTCGGCAAACCGGAGGACGTTGACAAGTTCATCGCGCACATGGGAGACGAAATGGATTTTGAGAAGGTGATACCGTCGCCCGAAAATATGTTCCGCGATAACTTGTCAGAAGAAGACAAGGAGCGGTGCGCAGCGGAGGGAATCCCGAACTGGTACGATTGGCAATCCGAAAATTGGGGGACCAAGTGGAACGCTTGCCATCATGAAGGTCCGGTAGAAATCCAAGACTACGAAGGCATGAACATAAAGCAGGCGACGTATCGGTTTGAAACCGCGTGGGACACTCCCCGCGAGGTGATCACCGCGCTGTGGGATAAGTGGCCAGACCTTGATTTTGAGGGCGGGTATATCCACGAAGGTTATGAGGGTTGTGGTTCGTTTCACGAGTTCAATAATCGGGAGTGACAGGGGAAACCTTGTCGGGGATCGGGCCTAGCCGCTTTTGTGCCAGCTGCTAGGTTCGGGGATCGGGCGACCTTCGGGTCGCCCTTTTCTTTTGCCCCGTTGTCGGGTCGGGTCGGGTCGGGAGCTGACCCGGTCTCGAGCCCGGCAGCCCGGCGCTGGGGCCGGGCGATAGCTCGGCCCGAACCAAGTTCAGACCAGGCTCGAGCCTGGTCCGGGCACAAAAAAGGGGAGGCCCGAAGGCCTCCCCAATCTCCTGGGAAATGATGGACTAGTCGGCCACAGGAATTGCCGGGTCGTCGCGGTAGGCCTCGGTGAATTCCGGCGAGGCATAGACTAACCCCATGCGAGTGATTTCTGACTTGTACATATCGCCATATTCCCACGACCCATATGTCGCGTCCGATTTTCCGGCGGTGTACCACGTGTCATATTCGTTTTCGTTTTTGGGAAGCTTATGGGTTTTCAAAACCCGAATTTCCCAATGCCCGAGATCCGGATGGTGCGCCTTAAACGTCGCATATGGGTTTTCGATTTTGCGGCCTTTGCCTAGTGGATTTGCCATGTCAATTTTCTCCTATGTGTTGTTGACCCCCATGTTATCCCATGATATAAAATAGAAGTCAACAACCGATGGAGCGAAACATGGAATACGAAATTCACACCCAATGCCCCGAATGCGATGGCTACGGAATCCACGAACACCAGATCGCTGTCGATGAATTTAAGGAAAGCGATTGCCACGAGTGCGACGGTTCCGGCTTGGTTATGCATACCGAAGTTTACGACAGCGAAGAGGATGCGAAAGCCGACTATCCCGAAAGCTTTATCAACCCATCGAAATGGAATCACGCGAAGGCCGTGGAACGTGGCCAGATGATCGCGGACCAGATTCTCGGCCCGACGTTAGGGTTCAAATCATGAAATAGTCGGGCAAACTTTCTCGCAACTGGGCGACCTTCGGGTCGCCCTTTTTTGTGCCCGGTCGGGTCGGGCGCTGGGCATCGGGTCGGGGTCGGGGTCGGGTCGGGTCGGGCTTGGCTCGAGGCCGGTCCGCCGGCACCAGACGCGGCGCCTGGTATAGTAGTACCAGGCGCCGCGTCTGGTATAGTAGTACCAGGATAATATCCTGCTCGAGCTCTCGCCTGGTCTCGCCTATTGCCGCGCCGTTAGGCCTGAAATTAGTTTCAGTTAAATGCATTTTATGGGTTGCGGTATCATGGGATAGCGTGGTACAACAATGTTGTTGTAACGAACGATAACAAAACAGAAAGCGAGAAAGACATGAAACACTTTACATTAAACAACAAAACGATCATTCGAAGCGAGAAACAAGCTGCTGCGGAGTTTATTAAAATTCATGCCAAGAATGACAAGATCAAAGAAGATTTATCCACCCTCAAAAGCATTATAAAAACGAATGGTGCTTTTGATTGGTTTGCCCACGGTATCAAGTTAAGTATGCAACCAACCAACTCTTTCGATAAGAAGGGCGCGATTAAGCTTCTGATACAGCTTGGCGCGACAGAAGAAGAGATTGATGGTCTCACCCGCAAGGGTCAAACCCCACGCGTTGAATTGATCAAGTAACCACTAGGGCGCGGCGATGGTCGCCGCGCCCACTAACCAAGAAAGAGAGAAAGACAATGAGCAGACAAGCTGAACAAGATTTAATTGATCAAGTTAATGAGCTCCGCGCAGAAGATCCAACAGTGGATTTCAAAATGGCGTACTGGAACGCTATGGAAGACAAGTTCAACATGACAGGCCTGTCGCTGATGCAGCTTAACGAAACCGACGAAGGAAAGATTCTAGCTTCCGATATCTGTCAGAAGATAAGCGCGGCAATGGCTGCCAAGTTCGGAGAGGAATGATGCATTACACTGCCAGAAACATCATTCGCGACCAGATCACGTATTACAATACGAAACATTGGCTAGCGACGACTGATGAGGATAAAGAAAAGTACGCCAATCTCATCATAGATTGGGCAGCCAAGCTTGATGAGTCAGGCGACTAGGTACTTAGGGCGGAGGCCGATTGACCTCCGCCCGACCGACCGAGGCGGGTGCGCGTCGGGCGCTGGGCACCCCGAGCAGAGCGAGGGGTGAAATACTGTTTTAGAAATATAATCAGGCCTAATTTCCATTGAACCCCGAACCGTGCTCCTCCAGCCAGACCCCCCACCTTCATTTGAAAAGCAAAACGCCCACAATTTTTCGCGTATATATTTTCATTCGAGTTCGTGGATATACAGCGGCCCTAGCCTGACCAAGCCGTGATGCTTTTCGCATTCGACACATTGGGCCACGTTTTCTGGATACAGGAAGAACCGAAAGCTTCCACATCCCTTGCATTGTAGCGGCTCTGGTTCTTCATTTGATCCAAAGAGATCGACTATGTTGTCCATGGTCCGTGGTTCCTTTTGCATTATTCGTAGTATATAGAATACACATGTTGAACGCTTCTGATGAGGTTTTGCGCGAAGTCCTTGCTTTAGAGCAAGCGAAACGGACGCTTTCTGTAAGGGAAAGAGCCCGTGAAGACTTTATGGCGTTTGTGAAGCATGTTTATGATGGTTTCATTGAGGGGAGTCATCATAAGCAAGTTGCGCGGCAATTTGAGAAGCTGGCGCAGAACCCCGGTTCACGGATCATTGTCAATATGCCTCCGCGACACACGAAGAGAGAGCTTGCGAGTTATCTGTTGCCGGCGTGGTTGATCGGCAAGAATCCGGAATTGAAGATTATTCAGACGACGCATACGGCGGAGCTTGCGGTACGGTTTGGTCGTAAGGTCAGGAACCTTATGGAGTTGGATGTTTACAAGCAGATCTTTCCGGAGGTTGATTTGCGTGCGGATTCAAAGGCTGCTGGTCGCTGGGAGACCGGTCAGGGCGGTGAATATTACGCGGCTGGTGTTGGTGGTGCGATCACGGGCCGTGGTGCGGACTTGTTGATTATTGATGATCCGCATTCGGAGCAGGATGCGTTGTCTGAGACGGCGATGGAG